CCCAATGTAACGCATGCAGCACTAAGGACGGCAGCTATCCGGGCGGCAGCAATACAGGCGACCTATGATTACCTGACTGACGGAGTGGCAGACATAACGCTGAAAATCTACAGCGTTAGCAATCTTCCGTTATGCACGATGACAATCCCAGACCTGACGCTAGACCTTGTGAATTACCGGATCACGCTGGATGAGGCAACCGGAACATGCACCGGAACCGGTATTGCTGGTTATGCAGTGCTGACAGGCAAGGCTGGAACTGGAAACGACCTGTTGAGCGTAGGCGAGAGCGGTGCAGAAATCGTGCTTGATTATGACGATCTGTTCGCTGGGCTGCTTGTATCTTTATCGGCTGACCCTCTCAAGCGTAGACTGCAAGGGTGAGCAATGATCTTTTATTCCAGTGGGTGGCCAATGAAACCGATCTGGTTTTTGGTGACGTAACCACTGAGGAAATTATTGCCCAGATTGTGGCTGATGCTATTCCGTCAATGCCGACAATCACAGCGATGTTGACCAGCAACAACTCGCTCGACCTGATTGATGCTGACGGTGTGGTGGCGAGTGCTTTAGCGCAAACCGCAGAGAAAACATCCACGGCTATCATCACAAGCCAAAGCCAGGCAAGCAAGCTGGATTCGCCACTGATTGCACACGGCACAGAGGCAGACGTTCTGGCATCAGGGCTTGTTGCCGCACAGCAGGACATGAACCGTTCAGCGTCTGCCACAGAGGAGTGGTCACAGCAGGCAACCACAACAGGCCATGCAGCACTGGCACTGCACACTGAAGCGAACAGAACTCGCAGCGCAGTAAACGAATCTGCACAGCAAACCATCCAGATAGATGCAACGGCGAAAGCGCAGCACACAGAAACGGAAAAGGTAAGGCCAATACTCGGTGCAAAACACGCGCATGGCTTACCGACTGTAACTGCTCTGCACGTTGACCATCATCACGGCAGGCTGGTCAGTGTATCAATCGGGATTAACTGGCAGCAGGCCATACCCCCACCGTCCGGTTACTGGCAGGGAGTGCTGCCACCCGGGCCGCCAATTCCTGTGCCGGACAACGGCGAGAAGGCACATTTACTATTTAGCAAACAGAACGGCGTTGACCTGCTGTTCGGTCACTTAACAGCCGGGGAAGCACTGGCAGACAGAGAGGCATACATTGTGGCAAACACATTCGAGATGAAACGAGCAAGCGACAACGAGCCAATTGAGTGTCGGGATTTCAATGCGTCCATTGATGTTGATTCGTGGTCGTGGTCGTGGTCTGCATCCATAGCAGCATCGCAGCAATCACTTGTTGAGCCGGCAGACGGCGATCCTGTTGAGGTCATTGTGACCGTGAACGGTTTTGTATTGCGCCTGGTGTGTGAGCGGATGAGCCGCGCTCGGAAATTCCCCGACACATGGTTAAGCATAAACGGGCGAGGCCGTAGCGCGTGGCTTGCCGATCCTTACGACTTTGCCCGCACCTATGACAATGACGCTGGAACGCTGACAGCAAACCAGCTTGCTGATGAGGCCATGAAAGAAAACGGGGTTCCCGTTGGGTGGACAGTAGATTGGGGAATTGAGGATTGGTCTGTTCCTGCGGGAGTCTGGCATTTCCAAGGGACGCACATAGACGCGGTGAACCGGATAGCAGAGGCGGCAGGCGCTTATGTGCAGGCCGATCAGTCAACCAAGACGCTGCACATCCTGCCACGTTACCCAGCAATGCCTGTCGATTGGGATGAATTGGTTGGGGATGTTGAACTACCAGAGGACATTTGTGAAACGGAATCAATCGAGTGGGTGGACAAGGCAGATTACAACGCGGTGTGGGTAGCAGGCGGGGCAGATGGTCGGCTGGACAAGGTCAAGAAAACCGGAAGCGCAGGTGATAGACCTGCACAAACTGTCACGGATGATTTAATGACAGCAACACAGGCAACAAGGCAGAGAGGAATCAGGGTATTGGCCGACACAGGCCGTCAGTCAATGGTGACGCTGCGCCTGCCAGTGATTGATGAGGTTGGCGTTGTTATGGTTGGTGATGTTGTTGACTACACGCAGCAAGGGGTAGCAAAACGCGGCATCAATCGCAGCACATCGCTCCAATACAATTACCCGCAGCTATGGCAGACAATCAAGGTGGAAACTCATGGCTAACCCATACAAAAAACTGATTCAGATGCTCCCACAGCAGACCATCGAAAGAGGCGAGGTGATGGTGGTGCTGGATGATGGCGTGCTGATTGATCTACCAACGGGCGAAAGGATCAAGGCCAGAGGCGCTGCAACTGTCGGCGATTTTGTCTACGTTCGGGCCGGAGCAATTGACGGGATCGCACCAGAATTGACCGGCACAACAATCGACGTTTAACAAAACAGCTATTTTCCCATGCCGTGAGAAAAAAACCAGCAAAATACAGCTAGAGGTTTTCTTCTTATGCGCGCAGGAAAATACAACTTATATCTTGAGCAGGGCGTGAGCCTGCGAAAAGAGTTTCGGTGCCTTGTCACTGGTGATCCTGATGTTGCTGTTGACTTTACAGGATACAGCGCACGCATGCAGGTGCGCGAGACATACGATTCGACGGATGCTCTGTTAGACCTCACAACCGAAAACGGCGGGATTGAAGCGCTAGACGCAACCGGAGTTGTTGCAATTGTTGTCACTGCGGAAATGACCGAGGGCGCTGCATGGCGCAGAGGTGTTTACGACATCGAGGTCTATGGTAATGGCGGTGTCGTGATGCGCATATTGCAAGGCAGCGTTCGTTTGTCGCCGGAGGTCACCCGTGACGATTGATGTGATTATCACCGAAGAAAGCAGTATTGTTGTTATTGAGACACCCATGGAGCAGGGCATCCGGGGCGTTCAGGGCGAACAGGGCATACAGGGAGAACAGGGCATACAAGGACCAACTGGATCGGCAGGAGCCGATGGTTCTGATGCTGACATAACGCCAATAATGGAGACGCTTACCGATGTCTTGACTGTTGATATGTCAGCCGGAAACGTAACGCTCAGTTCTGCAAATTCAAAACGGCACGCATACCATCTGACAGGCGCAACGGAAGAGCGGACAATAACGTTTACACCAACTGCTGACACTCCTGCTATGTTTTCAGTGGTAAACTCAACTGATTACGACATAACAATTGCATTTTCCACTGGCGAGGGTGCGATCGTTGATTATGTTGATGCAAAAACTGCCTGCGTTGTTGCGTTTGCTGCTGGCGTTGGATTTGCCGTTGTACGAATCGCGCTTACAAACTCGGCGACATACCAAAATTATCAGCATGCCCTAACGTCTCACGGCGGCTACATGATCGCGCAAGGTGCGCAGACAGCAGCAGATGCCAAGGTCGAGGATAACCTTACTGCAAGCACGACAGTCGCGCCGAGCAAGACGGCAGTAAACACTGCGCTTGGGTTAAAGATTGACTCCAGCACACGAGGCCAGTCCAGCGGCGTGGCTACTCTGGATGCCTATGGGCAGATACCGATTGGACAGATACCGCCAGCAGCCATCGAACGACTAGTACTCGTTGCAGACCAGACCGCCCGTTACGCTCTGACAACGGCAACTGTGCAGCTTGGAGATACAGTCAAGCAGACCGACACAGGGCAGATGTATTTCGTCAGCGACGATGCGAATCTCGGTAACTCCGCAGGATACACAGCGTATTCAGCGGGAACGGCAGCAGCGTGTTCGGGGCTATCAGCAACTGCTACAGCACTCGCAACTCCCCGCACTATTGACGGGGTTACTTTCGACGGCACTGCTAATATCACGGTCTTGGCGCCAGCTACCCATGCGGCGACTAGCAAAGCAACTCCGGTAGATGCGGATGAATTACCTATAGTCGATTCTGAAGCAGCCAACGTGCTGAAGAAACTCACATGGGCAAACCTGAAAGCCGCAATAGCAACATATTACAACGGCCTGACAGCTACGATGACGGGCAAGACCATTACCGCGCTCATACTGTCAGCGGGCGGCACAGTGGCTGGAACAGCGCCACTTAAACTTACAAGCGGGTCGCTACTCACTACGCCGGAAGCTGGCGCCATTGGTTTTGACGGCAAGGTCATGTATCAATCACCGACAGCGGGTAACAGGGGGGTGCTCCCAACTACAATGTTTATGGCGTTAGCAGCCAACTACACGCTAGGAACAGGGACAACAGTCCAGAAGCTTTTCAATGGCTCTACTAACGGGCGTATTACGCTGGAAAGCGACACAACGTATATGTTTCGGATGAACGTGCACTATACCGGCACAACTACCGCCGCAGACAAATCATTCGGGATAGTCGTTGATTCAGGGTCAATGGCCGTGAGTTACAGCATGACTGGCGTGCCTGTCGGCGAAGAAGCTGGATCAGGCGGAGTGGTGTGCAAATGGGGAACAACTTCGACCGCGCCAGTTATACTATTTACGGCTAATACCAATGCGGGCGGTAGCGTGAGTATCGAGGGTATCATCCGTGTTACGACTGGCGGGACTATCACCCCGTCATTCAAACAATCTGCAAACTTTAGCCCGGTATTGAAGAAAGACTCGTTCATCATGCTTACCCCAATCGGAAACGCCGCTGTTGTTTCATCCGGTAACTGGTCGTGATAGTTAAAAGCACAAGATAAGGATATTTTGATATGAACTGTTCAGAATGCCCCAACGCCGGATTGAGCGATAGAATCCAGAGAGTCGAGATGGATAGTGCTAGGCTGATGGCGGCGCTTGAGGGTATCAAGGCTAACACTGATGAATTGGTATCATTCTCGCGCACTCAGGTAAGAATGGAAGAGCGTCAGCTTAACCAAGGGCAGGCGATTAAAAGGGCTTTTGCAGCCATCAAAGAATGTAATGATGATGGTGGTACACGACTAGCAGCGATTGAGGCTGAAATACCGACACTCGTTTTAGCTCGCAAGATGGTATTTGCATCGATGATATGGATGATTATGATGACTGCGACAATGGCATGGCAAATTATATTCAGGCAGTCGTGATGAGCTTCGTTGATTACGCTGGTTATGGATCTGAGTGACAACATCTATCGCCTTGAAAATACCGGCTATACGATTGTGCAAAAATATCCAGCATCGAGGTGGGTTGTATGAGTTCAACATGGGAAAAGGTAGGTCGCGCTGTTGCTGATGCTGCTCCAATACTTGGCGGCTTGTTGGGTGGTCCAGCTGGCGGTGCAGCAGGTGCTTTGATCGCATCGACACTCGGATCATCATCCAGCCCGGAAGCTGTTCTGGAGAAAATGAAGTGTGATCCTGAATGGATTATGAAGGTCCAGCAACTTGAATCCGATGAGCGAAAGCATTTGCTGGATCTGCAGGTGCAGACTTTGCAGGCAGAGTTGGCTGACGTACAGAGCGCAAGGCAAGCGCACGCTGGCCACTGGATGCCATCAGTGCTGACTGTATTACTGACGGTCATGGTGTGCGCTATGACGTATGCCGTGATAACGATGGTGATTCCTGCTGATAATAAAGATATGGCTGTCTATATTTTTGGTGTTGTTACTGGTGCATGGTCTAGCTCTATCGCGTATTGGATCGGCACATCACGCACATCATTTGCTAAAGATGCGATTATCGCGGGGTCAAAATGAACGTAACCCAGCGCGGCATCGACATTATCAAAGAGTTTGAGGGCTGCAAGCTGACAGCCTACCTATGCCCAGCTGGCAAGTGGACTGTGGGCTATGGGCAAACAGGCAGCAAAATCGTAGAGGGCGTCAAGTGGGCTCAGTGGCAAGCTGATGAGGCGCTGGCACATCACTGCGAAGGATTGGCTGACCATATAACAAAGCGGCTGCGAGTTCCGGTAACACAGTGCCAGTTCGATGCATTGGTGTGCTTCGTTTACAACGTTGGCATCGGGGCTTTTGAAACATCCACCATGCTAAGGCTTCTGAATGGCGGTGACTATGTTGGCGCTTCTGGTCAGTTTGGCCGGTGGATCAACAAGGGTTCAACTTTCGAGGCTGGGTTACGGCGCCGGCGCGAGGCAGAGCGGCAGTTGTTCACCTGTGCCTGCTGATCTCATCGCCTGCAAGAAGTATTGCAACCACTTGCAGCATGCTGCCGATGCTTCCGTCTGGCCTCATGCGTCATAATCTCCTGCTAGTATCTTATGGCAAACCTTACTCATAACGGTAAACGGAATTGATAAGTCTGCCTCTTTATTATCGCCACCTTCCCTAAAGTCAATATCTCCGTCCTTATTTAGCCCAACGATTACGACATATTCAAACTGACCGATAGCCTGTTCGAGTACGCTGTCAGGGTTTATTGATGTCGGCAGTCTTACTACTGACATACATCACCTATAGCCTCAGTTAATCCGCAAGTACACTCTCCGTTCTGCTTGCAGTCCCATCCGTGAGTGCCGTACTTTTGCAGTTCCAATTCAAGCACTTCAAGCCGGTCTGCAACTGTGTCTAGCAATTCGCCCAGCTCTGTCGGGTTTGGCTGCGGTATGGTTTCGCTACCGCGCCGCCACTCGTTGTACGTTCGCAGTTGGTCAGATAGCTTCATGGCATCGCCCTCCCGATCTGTGCCGCTGCGCGGACAATGGCGCGGCGGGTGGCTGCCATTGGATCGCCGTTGTGCGGCTCGGTTTGCCAGTGATTCATGCCGCCTTGCCATGCGTTCGCTACTGAACTCTCAAGCCCAAGATGCAAGTTCAGCTTCACAGCCAGCCGCAGCGCGTCACCGTCA